GCAACGGCCGCCTTCTGAATGGCAAGACCGCATCGAACGCCGATGCAGGCCCCAAGCCGTTCCAGTCGCAGGCGCAGGTCGTCGAAGCGATGCGCGATGTGCGCTACCACCGTGATCCGGCTTACCGCGCGGAAGTCTCCGCCCGCCTGGCCGTGTCGCCGCTGTTCAAGTAATCCACTCAACCTCAAGCAAGGACTAAATGTCGGACGCAATCCCCTCCCGCCTGGGTCAAGCCCAGGCCAACGGCGACGCCTGGACGCTGTTCAAGCAGAACTACACTGCTGAAACCATCACCAGCTTCGTCGAGAACTACAAGCTGGACGGCCGCGTGTCGGTGCGCAACATCGAGAGCGGCAAGTCCGCCTCGTTCCCGAACGTCGGCACCATCGGCTCCGAGTACCATGTGCCGGGCACCGAGATCAAGGGCCTGGTGGTCGAGCACAACGAGACCATCATCACCCTCGATCCGATGCTGATCTCGCACGCCTTCATCGCCAACATCGACGAGGCGATGAACCACTACGACGTGCGTTCCGAGTACACCCGTCAGCAGGGTGCGGAGCTGGCGCTCAAGCGCATGCAGAACGAGCTGCGCTGCGCGATCCTGGCCGCTCGTACCACCGAAGGCAAGGTCGAAGGCCAGCCGGGTGGTGCCATCATCAAGGCCGCCACGATGGCCTCCGATCCGACCGTGCTGGCCGATGCGTTCCGCAACGCCCGCATGCTGTTCGACGAGAAGCTGCTGCCGGACAACCCGCAGGAGTTCACTGGCGCACTGGCCCCGGCTCAGTGGTATCTGCTGACCGAGAACAAGGACTTGATCGACCGCGACATCAACGCGGAATCGAACGGCTCCTACGGCCAGGCGATCATTTCCTCGGTCGCCCGCATCCCGCTGGTGAAGATCAACGCGATGCCGCGTGTCGATGAGTCGGCCCTGGCCTCGATCCCGGCCAAGTACCGCGGCAACTTCGCGGACACCGTGGGCGTGATCTTCCACCGCTCGGCGGTCGGCACCCTCAAGCTGCTGGACCTGTCCCTGGAGGACGTGTACCAGGGCGAGAAGCAGGGCACCCTGATGCTGGCGAAGTACGCGCTGGGTCACGGCATCCTGGCTCCGCGCGGTGCCATCGAGCTGTCGAAGGCCCCGTAAGCAATACCGCGCCGTTGGGCAAATCCCGCGGCGCTTCAATCTCTCTCCATCTACGGGGGACATCCACATGGGTGTCCCCCGTTTTTTTGCCCCGAATCCATGAACCTCGAACTCACTCCGACCACGGAACTCGAAGCCGTCAATGTGCTGCTCGGTGCTATCGGCGAAGCGCCGATCAGCGACCTCGAAGCGCTCGGCAACCTGTACGCCTCGCAGGCGCGCGACACCCTCCGCGCGGTGAGCCGCGAGGTCCAAACCGCTGGCTGGTGGTTCAACACCAGCGAGTCGTTCACCTTCACGCTCAACGCGGAAGGCAAGGTGCTGCCGCCGCAGTCGATCCTCAAGCTCGTCCCCGCACGCGGAAGCGAGCCGCTGGTGATCCGAGGCACGCGCCTCATCAACCCGCTCACCCTCGCCGACACGTTCTCGTCGGCCCCCACCGCCGACTTCGTGACCTGGTTCCTCGCCTACGAGGAGCTGCCCGAGTCGGCCCGCCGCTACATCGCCGTGCGCGCTGCGCGTCTGTTCCAGACGAGCGTGCTGGGTAGCGACCAGCTCTACGTGTTCACCGAGAAGCACGAGGAGGAGGCATACCTCATCTTCGCGCAGGAGCACGCCGACTTCACCTACGCCCGCGGCCACAACTTCCTCAGTGGCTCGACGGACGTGTCTGATATTTGGGACCGCTGATGCCGCTAATCACGGGGGACTATCCCTCGTTCCTGGGAGGCGAGTCGCAGCAGGACGATACCGTCCGCTCGCCGAACCAGCTCACCAAGGCGATCAACGCCTGGCTGCATGCCGCAATGGGCGCTGGCAAGCGCCCGCCCGCCGAGTTCGTTGCTGGCCTTGGCGTCACCCTCGATCACGACTGTGCCTTCCACTCCATCGTCCGCGATGAGAACGAGCGCTACATCGTCGCCGTGGGTCACCGCAGCATCCGCGTGTTCGACCACGAGACCGGCAAGGAATACACCGTCAACGCCACGGGCGACGCGCTCAACTACCTGGACACCCAGGGACAGCGTGCGTGGTCGTGCTTCGCGCTGGCGACGTTCTCCGACACCACCTTCATCGTCAACCGGCTGGTAGACGTGAAGCAGAGCGATGAGCTGTCGCCCGGTTCGCTGTACGGATCGGCGCAAACGATGTCCGACCTGCCGAAGCCCGGCGACAAAGGCTCGGCCGTTGTGCCGACCGGCGCGATCTACAACATCATCGGCTCGTCCGAATCGCAATTCGACGACTACTACGTCCAGAAGCAGTCCTCCTCGGTCTACCTGGAGATCGCCCGGCCGGGCATCAAGCACCGCTTCGATGCCAAGACGATGCCGCACATCCTCAAGCGCATCCCCGATCCAGTGCATGCGGACGGCTTTTGGTTCTCCTTCGGTGGACCGGAGTGGACCGCGCGCCTCGCGGGTGACGAGCAAAGCAACCCGTTCCCGTCCATCGACGGCCAGCGCATCCGCGAGGTGTTCAAGCACCGGGACCGCCTAGGCTTCCTGGCCGGGGAGAACGTGCTGATGTCCGAGGTCTCCGATCCGTTCAACCTCTGGCGCACTTCGGTGACCCAGGTGCTCGACGCCGACCCCATCGACGTGAGCGTCAGCGGGTCTAACGGCGTCACCACGCTCTACCACGCAGTCCCGTTCCAGTCGGCCCTGTTCCTTGCCGCTGCGGGCGGCCAGTTCCTCCTGACCGCCGAGCCGTACCTGGCCGCCAAGAACGTCAAGAGCGATCCGGTCAACAGCTACAGCAGCTCGCCGTACATCCGGCCGAAGCTGATGGGCGAGTCGCTGTACTTCACCGAGGACAGCGGCGCATACGCCAGCGTGCGCGAATACTTCATCGACGACCTGTCGGTGACCGGCGACGCCGCCGACGTGACGGCGCATGTGCCCAAGCTGATGCCGGGCCGCATGCGAGCGATGGCGAGCGCAAGTGGTGCCGACTGCGTGTTCTTCGCTCCTGACGAGCCGACCGACGCGCAGCTCTACGTCTACTTCGTCCGCTGGATCGGCGACGAGAAGCAGCAGTCCGCATGGACGCGCTGGTCAATCTCCGGCGTCGGTCGCATCGTCCACATGCACGCCATCAACGACGTGCTGTACGCCGTCGCGGAAGCCCCAGGCGGCGGCTGCGAGCTGCTCAAGTTCCGCATGGTGCTCAACCAGCACGACACGGATGCCACGGGCGACTACAACTTCCTGCTCGACCGCATGCTGGTGGTGCAGCCCACCTATCAGCAGTTCGGCAACGAGACCTGGATCGACCTGCCCTACATCGTGCCCGATGGCATGACGGTCACCGTCCTCAAGACGGACGACTGGCAAGACCCCGGCGCGTACCTGGACATCACCAAGGCGCGCTGGGACAACGCCCGCACCCGCCTTGCGCTCCCCGGTAACCACACCGAGGGCCGCGTGGTCGTCGGCATGGACTACGAGCACCGCCTCACCCTGACCAAGCCCATCGTTCGCGGTGGGCAGAACCAGGCCGTGCTGGTGGGCCGCACGCAGGTGCGTGACATCGAGGTCGCCTACAAGGATGGCGCGTACTTCGAGCTGGAGGTCGAGCAGCACGGCAATGGCCGCGTCGAGACCTACGTGGCGTCGCACTCCGGTGCGTACACCGCGCGCGTCCTCAACGACTCGGTGTTCCGCACCAGCGCCCCGACGTTCCACTCCGGCTCTCGCCGGTTCCCCGTGCTGGGCGACGCCAACAGCGTCCGCATGCACCTCGTCAACCGCCTGCCGTTCCAGTGCTGGTTCCAGTCAGCACAGTGGCGCGGCATGTTCGTCTCCCGCAGCCGAGTATGACCCTGACCTATCGAAGCCCCACCGCCAGCGACATCCTCCACGTCGCCGAGAACATGCGGCAGGAGGACATCCTGGAGGTGGCGGCTTCGCATGGTCACACCCCGCTCCAGGCGCTCGCATTTGCAGTGACCGCGAGCGACCGCAGTTTCGCCGCGATGCACGACGGTTCCCCCGTGTGCATCTTCGGCTTCAGCCAGCACGCCGAGGGTATCGCCTCGGTTTGGCTGCTGGGCACCGACGCCCTGGTGGCTCCCACGTTCTGCCGCACGTTCCTCCGAGAAGCTCGGCGGATCAGCGACGAGTGGTCGGCCACCTTCGGCACCATCTTCAACTTCGTCGATGTCCACGCCGTCACCACGCGGCGATGGCTCGGCTGGCTTGGCTTCCGCGAGAGCGGCGTCGAGTCCGCCTACGGCTTCGCCAAGACACCCTTCGTCCGAGTAACCAAGACCCCATGTGCAACCCCGTAGCAGTCCAGGTCGGTATCGCCGCAGTCAGCGCGATGGCGACCATGTACGGCCAGGATCAGAACAACAAGGCCATCGAGGAAGCCGCGGAGCGTCAGCAGGAGCAGATCAACGACCAGGCCGCCGAGCGCACCCAACAGCGCATGGAGGAGGCCCGCGCACTGCGATCCGCGATGCGCGCCTCCGCAGCAGAAGCGGCAGTGTCCGGCAACTCGGTCGAGCTGCTGGCGAACGACATCATGGCCCAGGCTGGCCGTGACGTGGCCCTCATCGAGAAGAACCGCAGGAACGGAGTCGTCGAAAGCGGCTCCGAAGCACGCGCTCGTATCCGCACCGGCAATGCCGAGGCGCTGGGCGGCGTGATGCAGTCTGGCGCGAATGCCTACAGCAACATCCAAACCTACAAGCGCTATTCCATTCCCGGAGACGAGTAACCCGTGGCTCGCACGAAACCCCAAGAGATCATCCGCCGCGCGCAGGTGCCGCAGCGTCTCGCCGAGCGCCCCGTTCTGGCGGTGCAGGCTGACCAAGCGTCCTCCGCTGGTGCCGGTGTCCTCTCTCGCACCGCCGCTGCGGTGCTGACGCGCGTCTCGGATTCCGTCAACTCGCAGATGATCTCAAACAGCCGCGAGCAGTACAGCGCCGCGGCGACCCAACGTATGCAGGAGGACGCCGAGGGTACGCCCCGGCAGGCCGAGGACTTCGTTGCCCAGCAGTCGGAGTCATGGCGTCGCGGCTACCTCAAGGCAGACGGCATCATCCGCGTCCGCGACTGGCAGATCGAAGCGGCCAAAGAGATCGCCAAGGCCGAACCCGGCACCGACATCGAGCCGCTCATCAAGGAGCGGATGGCTGCGCTGACGCAGAACCCCGAGTTCCAAGACCCGCAGGTCCGCAAGGCCCTGATGCCGGTCGCCATGCGCGCCGCGCAGCAGGTCCGCCAGCAGTGGCAGGCCGACTCGATGCGGGAAATGCTGGTCCGGCAGAAGGAGTCGCTGACCGCGATCATCCGCGACGGCATCAAGGGCGGCACGTTCCTCACTTCCGAGGGCATGAACGGCCTGTACGCGATGCTGGACCAGGAGGAGTACGCCTATCTCAACAAGCGCGACGTGGACGAACTCTACGTCGAGGCCGCCAAGGAGGAGCTGGCCGCAGGCAACCGCGATCCTCAGTCGATCCTGGCGTTCCTGGAGCAGGACCGCGGCGACGGCCAGCCCGGCTTGATGAACACCGAGCACGGCGACGAGCTGCGCGCGGCGGCTGCCGCTGGTGCCCGCGTGATCGCACACCGCGAGGACGAGGCACGCAAGCAGGCGATGGCCGAGGCAGAGTGGACGCTCCAGGGCCTCGCGGATCGCGGCCAGCTCACCCACAAGACCATCGACACCTGGGCCAGTAAATTCGGCCTGAGCGGTGGCGACCTCCAGTCCTTCAAGCGATACTGGAACAACCAGCAGGAGCAGACGCTTCGCCGCTGGGAGCAGCGACGCCGACCTCAAGAAGCAGGCCGGTAAGGAGTGGGAGGAAACCCCGCAGGCCGCACGCGGCCAGGTGCTCCAGAAGTGGGCACGGCAGGGCATCGTCATCCCCCAGCTCGAACGCATCCTCAAGCGCGCTGACCCGGCGTTCCAGGAGAACTTCCAGAACGCCGCGACGCTGTACGAACAGCTCCGCAAGGTCTCGCCCAAGTACGCCGATACGGTCGCTGGCGGCGAGGCTGCCGCAATGCTGGACCAGTACCTCTACGACACCCGGCGCAGCGGTCAGTCTCACCAGGAGGCCGCTCGCGTCCTGACGCAACCGAAGCGGGAAGTCGAGGAGGCCCGCTCGGTCATCAACGACACCTGGAAGTCCGGCATCAAGGACTACCTGGAGATCGACGGCAAGCCGCGTGACCCGCGTGAGCTGCACCGCATCCGCCAGGAAGCCGAGCGCATCGCCTCGCGTGGCGGAGTGTCCGGCGAAGCTGCCATCCGTGCAGCGGTCGGTCAGATCGACGCCCAGCGCACGACCGTCAACGGCCGCCGCGTGCCAAACATCGGCATGCCGCAGGGTGCCGAGCCAG